AAAATGTTATTAAAGCAGTAGATTGGGCAGAACAACAATCTATAACTGTATGGGGATTTACGAGTATGAAATCTGAAAAAAATGAATTAAGTAGAAAATATGATTGTGTTCATGTTCCAAACCATGATGTTGGTACTGTAGAAGGTGTTCATAGTGTGATATTTCATTATATTATGGCATATTTTTTCAAATCATTGCCGGAGACTGTAAATGCCAACATATGATTATAAATGTGAAAATTGTGAATATGAATTTGAAGAAGTATATAGTATCTCAAAAAGAAATATACCAGTAGGTGAACCTTGTGAAAATTGTGAAACTGGTAAAATACAAATGAAAGTAACTGCTCCGGGTATAGGTGACCCTGTTAAATTGGGAATAAGAAAAACTGATAAAAATTTTAATGATAAATTGAACGCAATTAAAAAGGCTCATATAGGAAGTACAATTCAAGTACGAGATTAATAATGAAAAAATTTATACATTTAGCCAATAGACCTGAGTTGTCTTTTGGTATGAGAACTGAAAACATTAATGGGAAAAGAAATTATGTTACTCCATCCGGTGAACTATATCCATCAATCACAACAGTACTTGGCGAGCTCTCCAAAGCTGCAATACAGAAGTGGCGAAAGCGCGTTGGAGAAACCGAAGCGAACAAAATCTCCGGTAAGGCTTCCCGCAGAGGAACGAGCTTACATTCTGTCTGTGAAAGCTATATCAAAAACGAAGACGGATATCTCACGGGAGAAATGCCGCACATTACAGAATTATTCCAAACGATTGAACCAACGCTCCAAAAAATCGATAACATCCATGGAGTAGAATTGGCTTTATATTCAAATCATTTTGAGATTGCTGGTCGAACTGATTTGATAGCAGAATTTGATGGCACATTATCAGCAATTGATTATAAAACTAGTAACAAAATTAAAAAGAAAGAATGGTGTGAGAATTATTTTGCACAAGGATCATTTTATGCAATTGCGTATGAGGAATTAACTAGGATACCAGTACCACAAGTAGTAATAATAATTGCTGTAGAAAATGAACAACCTCAGTTATTTGTAGAAAAAAGAGATGATTGGGTACATAAAATTTGGGAAGCCAAAAAATTGTATGATAAATAGTAATGATACTGTTGACATATATGGATAGCAGTTAAGACGCGAGTTCGATTCTATGAAATATAATCCTACTGAAAGAAAAAAAATACACGCAAAATTAATGGCGTGTCATAAAAATTGGAAACAAAGTTTTTAAGAATTTGTTTGATGACCTGAGAGGGTATCTTATAAGACATCGGGGCAGTTCCGATCAGCTCCACCAAAGGATCATATGGAAAAATTAGCAATATGGACTATGATATCATTGTTGATATGTTGTGGAATCATATATGCAGTAGTGTATTTTGGTTTAATATGATTCGTTGATGGGGCTGAAATAGATTTCGATTGTGAGAGAGAGTATCAGAGAGAACAAATAGGGTGATGACCTTCATCAAAACCATAATCGCAAATAACAACGATTATACACCTGCATATGCCTACGCACTCGCTGCGTAACATATAGCCGAGTTAGAGGAATGTCCTCTGAGGGGGAGTCACTTGGGAACAGAAGAACTCTTCCATTACACACATTAACACACACAGAAAGGACATTATGTCTAATCCATTTGAACTACGATTCAAACTTTTAGAGATGGCACAGGGTTATCTCCAAGATCAAGCTCAACGCAACCAAGATTATGTGACAAGTGCATGGTCACTCGCACAAGAACAAGGTGAAGCAAACATGAAGTTATGGAGTGAACTTCAGCCCGATTCTTATTCCATTGAGGATATTAAGAAGAAGGCGGAAGAGCTTTATGAATTTGTAGAACAAAAAGCATATACTAATTAAAAACTGGAGACACCCATTCTTTTATTGAGAATGGGTGTTTCTAATAAATGGGGTATTAGTGGAAAAAAAAGGAAAAGAAAAAGAAATGAGATCGGTGGAAGCACGTAAAAAACTGAATTTTGGGGCAAGATTTTTTATTACAATGGTCATTGTTTTTACATTTCTTTTTTTATTGTATTTGCTCTTTTATAAAGAATTGCCACCTACAAGCCGCGATTTGATTAATATCATGGTTGGTGCTTATGTGGCCGTCCTCGCGAAAGCTACGGATTATTGGTTTAAAGATAAAGATGATCCAGAACACAAAGAAAGCGAATCATTAAATGGTAACAATACTTGACATTTGAATTTCTTGTGTTATAATATATTTCATAATGAAATTTAAATTAAGAGAACATTTTGAAAGATTTAAAAATTAGGAATTCTCAAGACTTTTCTTTGTCTATTGAAAAATTGGTAATGAAAACGAGAATGAAGTATATTGATGCTATTTTATATTATTGTGATGAAACAAATATAGAACCTGAAACGGCTGCTTCATTACTTACTTCATCTATGAAATATAAAATTTCTCTTGAGGCTGAGGATTTGAATTTACTTCCTAAAGTAACACGGCTGCCAGGTTTATGAAGTGCAACCATTTGAAGCATATCAACAATATATTGCTCTTAAAAGTCATTTTTCTTCATCTGCTTATGATTATCATAAGTATGGTGGTAAAATAAGAGCAAATATAAATTCGTTTCATAAACGAAAAGATAAATATTTTTTTACAAAATTAGCGGACAAATATAATACAGATGAATTACTTGGATTTTTAGTCGCCAATTTTGTAAATAGTGATTCTATGTGGATAGGTTCGGCTTTTTCTGAAAAGTCTGAAACCACATATATAGAATGGAAGAAAAAAATAGAAAGTCTTCCATACGTATTCAAATTAGAAGTTGAAAAGTTACTTAATAATTGTAATCATTTTAACGACTTATTTGAATGTAAAGAAGGGCAACATCCAACATTGTTGAGATTGGCTCTTTCAAATGAGATTTCTATTGAAACAATTGTTGTTCTCAATAAAATTCTCAATTTTTTTAAACAATTTGATCGGGACATAGATGATGATATAATATGGCCCGAGTTTCGTAATAAATGTGTTTATTATGAACCATTTTTAAACATGGATAAGAAGAAGTATGTTTTAATACTTAAACAAATGCTTGACATTTAGAATATTCATGTTATACTATATCTTATACATTCATACAACGCAATATTAACATACGATGCAATAAAGGAGATACTATGTCTACCGCATTTAATTCGCTCAAAAAGTCCCGCAAGGATAGTTTAACTTCCCTTAACAAAGAACTCAATAAAATAAGTAATCCCGAAAAGTCTTGGGATAATGTTGATGATCGATACTGGCGTCCAGAATTAGACAAGTCAGGAAATGGTTATGCTGTAATACGATTTCTTCCAGCGCCTGAGGGAGAAGACCTTCCTTGGGTTCGTGTATGGAATCATGGTTTTCAAGGTCCAGGTGGTTGGTATATTGAAAACAGTTTAACTACATTGAATCAACCTGACCCTTGTTCTGAGTATAACTCTCAACTCTGGAATTCCGGAATCGAGGCGAACAAAGAAATTGCTCGCAAACAGAAGCGACGCTTAACTTATACATCTAACGTTTATGTGATTACAGATTCGAAACATCCAGAAAATGAAGGTAAGATTTTTCTTTATCGTTATGGAAAAAAGATTTTTGATAAAATCAATGATATAATGAATCCTCAATTCGAAGATGAAAACCCTGTCAATCCTTTTGATTTTTGGGAAGGTTCGAATTTCAAATTGAAAGTCAGAAAAGTAGATGGATTTTCAAATTATGATAAAAGTGAGTTTGAATCATCTTCAAAATTTTTAGAAGGTGATGATGATAAACTTGAAGCACTTTGGAAAACAGAACATAAACTTCTAGAGTTTATTGAACCTAAAAACTTTAAAACTTATAATGAGTTGAAACAAAAGTTGGATCGTGTTTTGGGTCAAACAATTTCTACTTCTACCGCCGTAGAAGTGTCACAAGAAAATGAGGATCTTCCGTTTGATGGTGGTACTGCTTTTACTACACCAGAAGTAACAACAGTCGCTACTACAAGTGATGATACTGAAGATATGTCTTATTTTGAAAAACTTGCTAATGATGAATAATTATTAGTGGGTTGGGGAGCAATTTTGGTGACTTTTTCGTTAGGGAAATTGCTCCCTTTTTCTTTGTCAGTTTATTGAACACTCGCAAGTAAGGGCGGGTGTATGCCTTGGTTTGCGCCATTGGAACCTTGACCCGCCATTATATTTGCATTGTTCATATTTTTACTTGCATTTACGTAGCTATTATTGATTCTGACAAACTTCCCTTCTGGGTCTGCCACGTATTTAGTTATGCTCTCATTCTGCTCTCTCGACCACGTCTGTACCCTCCTAAACCTTTGTACAGGTTCTTCAGCGCCGTATATCTTAAATGGTTCTAATACATTTTTTATAGGAGGGGGTACAAGCGGCGCAACAGGTTTCGCAGCTTTTATGGCTGTGGGTGAGTGTCTGTCTGTGTGGACCGGTGATA